GTCGCCCGTGTTCTTCCAATCGATCGTGGTGTCCAGTCCTGCAATGATTTCCGTAGCTTTGTTCGAGTCGAGTCTTCTCCTGGTAAACTTCGAGGCGGGGACACGATACGCGAGTTCCGTTTTTGGCCTGTCCATTCCGTCCTGTACTGGTTTAAAGAAAAAGGGGTAGTTAACACTAATGGGTACAACTTTATCTGTGAACATTTTCTTTGCATCGGCTCCAGATTTGGACAATATCCCAAACCGTGAATCGCTTGATATAGTGGCCATATTGACTGACTCCCCAGACGCCATAAATGAAAATCCCGAACGCCTGTTCTTGAGATATGACATACCATAACATCTTTCGTCTGCTTTGCAAGCTTCCCAGAATATATAGAATAATCTGTTTGACTCCCTAAAGTCTGGCTGCCCAACATCAATCTTGGACCACTGCAAGTACATAAAGTGAGTACCAGTAATATAAGTATCCACGCTTTTTTTATTGAACCAAGTACCGTTTTCTCTTTTATTAAATTGCTCATCTATATATGCTCCCCATTTAGTTTTAAAATTCTCAGGGTATTCCCTCCAATCAAATATGCTCTTTATAGCTTTTAATTCTTTAGGATACTCTTCAACAGTCCATCTGTCTGTTTTTTTATCTACTTTTCCAGGGGTTTTTGGTAAAGCTATTTTAAGATTTTGTATTTCGTATATTTCTCCTATTTGCCCAGTTTTACTAATAACAACTACATCATATTCTTTGTTGTAGCCATACTTCCATTTTTTGTAGGTATTATTTTTTTTAATAACACTTTCCTTTATATGGTCTGGCAATATTTTGTATAGACTTTGCTCGTACATTATTTAGATCTGTTTTCAGCAAAGCCTTTAAACTCTGTTGCTTTAAGCTCTTTTTTAGGTTTGTCTTCTAATATTCTTTCTTCTTCTTCAATACGTGTTAGTATTTCAAAAGCATCAAATATTGCGAGCTTTTTAGTAGCGGCAGCATTTTTAAGTCTGTCAGCTGAAATATCATCATCTGAGTCTACAATCTTTTCTTTAGCTACCTTTATTAATTCCTCAACTGCTTTTTGCCCAGCTAGGATTATATTCTTCTTCGTTTCCTTTACGTTCATACTTAATTACAATATCATTAGATTTCATACAATACAATCGCTTGTTATCAAATATAAACTCGAACTCTCTCATAGGGTTAAACCCAACAAGATCTCCAGGATTGATTTTAAGCGCTTCTAACTCACTATTACCGTATTTTAGTATTCCAGTATTAGTTTGTTCTTTTTGACTCTTTAGAACGTCTGTTTCTTTAATAGGTGTTACGAAACAATAATTCAAATTACATTTCCATTTTCCATTTTGCTTATATAAATACACTTGATCCATGTAAGCAAAGTACAAATCATCCTTAAAGTAAGTGCTGCTGTTCTTTTGTTTGCCATTCATACCGTAATATCTTCTAAATATATTATGATGTACCATGACAATATCTCCTTTTTTTATAGGCGACTTTATGTTTTTAGGAGTTTCAACAACTATAGCCTCTTTACTTATGTGCTGAAAGCTTTCAATACTAGCGTTAGTTATTAAACCACTTTCTAGTTCATTATTGTATCTGCCTTTATATGGTTTTACAATAAAAGAATTTAAGCTTTGCACTAATATTCTAAATCATATTCAATAGAAATCGCCATATTCTTATTGAATTTTTTCCAAGGTAATACCTCGTCTTCTTTTTTAATATGTATATTGTAAGAACTATCGTCTTCTTCAAAAATAATATTAGAAATAGTATGACCACCATACACTTGCTGTCCAACAGCATAGTGCATAGCGTCATTCTTATAATCAGAGCCTATACTTATTTTTCGTATATTATTCTCCATCTTTTTTAATTTCCTCAAAAGTACCATCTTCCAAATTAATATTCACAGACCCGTACTCTTGTTCTAGTTCTTGTTTAAACAATTCAACCTCTTTATTAAATTCAGCTAAATCGTGTAGCAGAGAATGTTTCTTAGATTCTACAAACCCAATATCTAATAAAGATTTAGATATTTTTGCTTGATGATCTCTAACTTTTACTAAATGTTCTTCTTTAATTTTGTTCATTTGATTTAATTTAATTATTATACTTATTTATTATCACTTATTTTTTTTGCTTTTTCCCAAGTCCTACCTACAAAGTAAGCTCCATACACTGTAATCAATAATGATTGGAATATAGGTATATACTGTTCTGCAACTGCAAAGCCTCCAATGTTACCGTCAAAAAAAGATAAAGCAGTAAATATTACTGTTAAATAAATTAACACAAGTGGACGTATGTTTTTAGATAAAAAGCTATCACTAGCCATATCTGCTTTCCATCGATCCGTAACTTGAGCTTGAGCATCGTTATCTGCTTTCTCTAGTATTTCTTGAATTTGCTTTTTTATTACAAGCTTTTCTTCTTCAGTAGTAGTAAGCTTATCAATGACATTACCAATATTCTTGATAACGCCACCTGTAAGCCATTGGAATAATTTATTCAAAACTTATTTCATTGTTTTTGACCTGCGTCTATATTGTTCCGTTAAATCTGTATTTTCTGAAGCGTTTTCAGGCAATGCTCCAGTGCTAATCTCTGATATATTCTTTGCTCTTTTATCTTGGACAGCTTTTCTTGCCTTGTTGCCATACTTTTTAGCTGCAGCAGCCTCTCCTTCTTTATCTACAGTGTTCAAAGAATCAATAACGCTATTTTGTCTTGTTTCTAAATTCTTCTTACTAACTGCTTTTTTACCATCTGTGATTCTCTTTTTTAGTCTCGCAACCGTTTCTTCGTACGTAGGTTTTTTCTTTTGTTTTAACGCAGAATCTTTAACATACTTTTTAGTTTTGTAATTTGCTTCTGAAGCGTCTTCAGGTAATGCTCCTGTTGGATTACTCTTGCTTTTTCTTGCTTTATTACCATACTTTATAGCTGCAGCTCTTTCTCCTTTATCTGCAACAGTATTTAAAGAATCGATAACGTTATCTTGTCTTACAGCTTGACGCCTCAATCCTGTAGTAATGTTTTTATCTGAAATTTTCTTTTTAGCTTCCGCAAGTTTGTCTTGAAAGCTTTTTTGATTTAACGGTGATTGGAAACTCATAGGAATTCCTTTACCTGTTTTTTGGTATGGCCCTTTTCCAGGAGTCATTTTAAATGGTGCACTCATAATTTTTGTTTGTGTTAATTATTTACTTGGTTTAGTTACTGTTTATTTATATATTAATTTGTATCGTAATGTATCTTTAGACCTTAATATAACTCTATGCAAAACGTTTTTATGTAAAAAAGTTTTAGTTATTAAATTATATCCTAATTTAGAGAAGCCATAGTTAGTTATTATTTCATTTTCACTCTGACTTACAATATTTTCCGTAGCACTAGTTTGTAAATCTCTAGTTGAACTATTTAATCCTTCAATTCCATCTTCAGCATCATTAAGAACTATAATAGTGTATGAAAGTAATCCATCTCTATTTTGTAATTCCCAAGCACCTGCCATTTTTTGTAGCTGAGCGCTTGCGCTTAAACTCAGTACGGTAAACATCAATAATAATAATTTTTTCATTTGATTTGATTTTAAATTTGTATACTTATATCATTACGTGTATTTCAACTTATTTGCTTTCCAAGCTTCTTTTTCCCAAGGAAGATTATCATCACCTTCATCCATCTCGGATCTTGAATATTTTTTACCTTTCCAATAAACGAACTTATCGTCGTAATCTAGGTCGCCTCTACACATTTGATCTAAATGAACTTTCTCGTGTCTAACTACATCCTCACGCTCTTCCGGATCTAAGTTTTTATCTACTATTATAGAACCGTTTTTATTAGCTTGCCCCATAACACCTTCATCTGTATCCATCTGGTATATAGGAGTGTTGTCCATAGATAACTTACCCATTTTCATTTTATAAGCCATATTACTTTATAGGTGTTTCTATTACGTATTTAGCTCCAGGGAAAATATAATCTTGTCCCGGATACATTATCTTCGCATATCCGTTATTGTCAACACCTAAAACTTTGAACTCTACTCCTTTCATTGTAATCTTATTCCCCATAATTTTGTTCTGGGAATTATTTACATCAGGGCTATTTTTTAAATATCCAGTTTCAGTTGTTTTCATATTGTCTTTAATTAAAACCTACTACAGCACCATCTTCTCCTAGCGGCTTTGCCTCTTTCTCCATCCCAACTTTTAGACCTTGAACAAAAAGCTTTTTGTCTTTTGTACGGCTTAGTACCAACTTTAGCATTGCAATTAGTTACAGCTTTCTTTAGCTTACTACCTGGGTTATCTTTTTTATATTTATCAACTCCAGCTTGAGTCATTCCTCCTCCCGCAGCAGCTCCTTCTTTTGATTTAGATTTCACTTCGTTATAATAACCTAATGATTTCTTTTTAGACGGCGCTGGCGGTTTCTTTGCTAGCAACGGAGTTTGGTCCGTTTGATTACAGGGCATGTTGTATTTACTTATCTTTAACATCCTTGTTCTTCTTATGTAGGTCAATCCATCTGCCGACGGTGTAACCAATAGATATAACTAATAGTAATATTTTTAATCCCATCTCTATATTTGAGAAAGTTGTTAACCCTAAAGTAAATGTATTTAGCGTGTTATATTTTTATATCTCCCAAATCCATTTTTTTTATCGTTTAGCTCTACTTGTAATAGGTTCGTTTTGTCCACCACATCCGCATCCTCCACTTATACTTCCGTCGGGTTGCATGAACTTTAATTTTATTCCATTAATTCCTGAGCTAGATCCTTTTCCATGAGGTCTATTTTCTTGAGATAAAGGTCCATCCCATATTGCGTTTTCTCCTACAACGCCTCCTGACGTTTTTGAACTGCCTAATTCGTTTTTCATAACTTTATATTTTTATCGTTTTAATGAATTATTTCTATCTTCCTCATTTCCGAATACACCCTCTGCATCTCCTTTTGCTTTTTCAGAAAAAGAACCTTTCATTTGAACAGGGCTTATTTCAAATTTCTTACCTGCAAATTGGTCAGCTCCACTTGGATCTGCTCCCACACCTACTCCTTGTGCTGGGGCTACTCCCATTGTTGAACCACCTGCATCAATACTTCCCACTGCGCCATCTGCCATAGAGCCACCCGCTCCTGCGATGCCTCCTTGCTCCGCAGCTTTTTTAGCTAGAGCCTTTTCCCTGTATGAACTCATTACCTCGCTCAGGCTGTTGCCTCCGCCGCCGCCTCCGCCAGCTATTTTTGCTATATTACTTGCCATAATTTTGTTTTTTTGTTTATATATTTATTAGTTATTTTTAAATGCTCTTAATTTAAAACCTTTACCTGTAGATCCTAGTTTTTGTAAAACGGGTGATACTTTCATTGCTAAAGGTGCAAAAGCATTATCATCATATTGTTTTCCTGAATTAAGGAAATTGTCCATATAACCTTTGGTAACTGATTTGCGATTTTCTAAGGCTTCTTCGTTAAAATTAGAACTTTCAGCTGATGCTTTAGCTTTTGCTGCTTTTGTTAAATCTTCCGCTTTGGTTTTGGCTTTTGATACTTTGTCAATCATCTGAGCATCATCCTCTTCTTTTTTCTGGGCTTTCTCGGTGTTTCGCACATCTAGTTTAGATTGCAGCTTAATTGCTTTAGCATCTTTCCCGCTTGCTTTTGCTTTGTCAACCCTTTTTTCTAATCGACTTTTTTTAGGAGCTGGTTTTTTTCCATCTTCTAATTGTTTACCCGCTTCTTCTAAATTGCTTTTAGAAGCAGAAACATCTTTCATAGCTCCTGCTATTGATTGACCTATGGAAGATATCGCATCGCCAGCTGCGGTCCAATCCGACGTACTTGTAGCTACATTTGTAGGTTCTACCGTTTTTACTGGTTGTGCCTTTATATTAACAGTTTCAAAGCTTGGGCCTCCTGCTGCTTTTAATGGGCTTCTATTTGTTGCCATAATTAATTTTTTTAATTGCTTGTGTTAATACTTTATCTGTATAACTTTTAGGATTTTTTATTAAAGGAATTTCTTCCTTGTCTAACATCATTTTATAAAGCCTTGTTATTAGCTGTCTGCATTTAAAAGATGTTTTATATATATGGTACTTTTGGGTAGTCATATTTCTTTTCCTCCATACAACTATCCATCCTTCTTTCAGTAATCTGTTCCATCTCTTATTGTCCCAGCTAAAAGCTAATGTACCGGTTTTGTAATCATTTTTTGTAAATAAATCCAAGCAATCAAAATATATCAAAAGCTCTAAGTCAGCTTCTTGAATGTTGTTAGTTTTACAAGCCCATTTACGGATTGTCCGATAATGTTTTAACAGATTCAGTTCTCTAACATCTGCTGCATCTAGCTTTTTCATAAAACAACAACTACATCATGTAATTTTATTACTTGGTATATTTCTCCATCTATTTCAATATTGTGCCCTGCGGCTTTGTCAAAATAAATCTTATCTTCAGCAGCAATACCTTGTACCAACGTACCTACTGATATTACTTTACCAATCTTATATCTAATATCTTCTTTTTGAAGTTCCGTAAGAATCAAGCCTCCTTTTGTTTTAGAGGCTTGTTCTCTTTCTTTTTTTACTATTAAGTAATTACCTATTGCTTTCATCTCCTACTCTTAAGTTATTGATTACACAATCGGTTGACAATATTGTATTTGCTACACTAGCTGCATTTTTTAAAGCACTCTTAGTAACCTGTAAAGGATCTACTATTCCTGCTTCAATCATATTTACCATTTTGCCTGTAACCACATTTAAACCTTCACCTTCTGATGACGGATAAATTTCATTAATTTCTGCGTTTTTTAATATCGTTCTGTAAGGTGACTTTATAGCCTCTAACAAAGCTGCTTCGCTTTTGTTATTTTTAGAAACTATATTAGAAGCATCTAACAAAGCTATTCCACCTCCAGGAACAATACCTTCTTTAATTGCAGCTTTTGTAGCACATATTGCATCTTCTACTCTATCTAGTTTTTCTTTTAGTTCAACCTCAGAATTCGCTCCGACTTTTACAATAGCTACTTTAGCTGATAGTCGGGCAAGACGTCTTTCTAACTTGTTTTTCTTAGTAACGTTGTTCTCTGTGTCATGCTGTTTCTTTATATCCAACGTTAGCTCATATACCGCTTCAGGCATTTCGTTAAGCTGAATAATTGTATTTGTTTGAGATGTAACTGACTTTGTACATGTACCTAAAAAATCTGGGCTTATTAAATCTAGATCATCTCCTAAATTCTCGTCTACCACCGTGGCACCTGTTATCAATGCTAAGTCATCTAGTATCTGTTTTTTATGAACTCCATAAGTTGGTGCATCAACAACATTTACTTTCAAATTACCTTTAAGCTTATTCATAGCCAACGCACTTAAAACTTGTTGGTCTACATCCGCTATTATAAGTAAAGATCTTTTTTGTTTAATAGCGTATTCTAATATAGCTTGTATCTTTCTTATGTTTTCAATTTCGCTGTCTACCAACAAAACTAAAGGGTTTTCTAGATCAGCAGTGGTATTTGCTTCATTAGTTACAAAGTGCATGTTCTTTAAACCTTTTTCATACTCTGTACCTTCAATAAGCTCTACACTTGTTTCGTCATCTTCAGACTCTTCCATCATAACAACACCGTTATCACCTACGCTACTAAAAGCTTTTGCAATTATTTTCCCTAGGACGATGTCGTTGTTAGCAGAGATTGAAGCAACATTTTCTAGCATCTTACCTTCAACTGGTATTGAAATGCTTTCTAAATATTTAACAACGCTTTCAACAGCGGAGTTTATACCCTGCTTAATATCTCTTGGTGATTCACTTTGCAGAGAACGATAAGCCTCTTCTAGAATGGCATGCGAAAGAACCGTAGCAGTAGTTGTACCGTCTCCGGCTTCACTCACTGTTTTTCTAGCAGCTTCTTTAATAAGAGTAGCCCCTATATTTTCTACCGGATTTAATAGCGTTATTGCGTTTGCTACCGTAACTCCGTCTTTAGTAATAACAGGTTTCCCCTGCCCGTCTTCTAGTATTACACATTTACCGCTAGCTCCTAACGTAGAACTAACTGCGTTTGTAAGTTTAGTTATTCCTTTAAATATCCTAGTCCTAGCGTCTTCGCCAAAATTAAGATTCTTAACAATCTTGTCAGTCATTATTATATTTGATTAAATTTAATTTATACCCTTTGGTATATCAATATCATTACTTGCTTTATTCGATATTTACTTATTTATACCTGTGTTGAAACTATGTTTCCAGCGTTATCTACAGTTATCTTATATCTTGCCGAACCATCTGGCGTTTGTAGTACTATACCGGTTGCAGCTACTGCATTACCTTGATCAATTTGTATATCTCCGCTTTCAACAAAAACTTTAGTCAGTGATCTAGCTGTTACAAGATCAGCTCCTACACCTAGTCTACCTCCTTTTAAGAAAGAATCTCCATCAGAGTTTATTTTCACATTTTCAACGTTTGCAGAATTTTTTAGTACAAGTGATGCACTACCAGTGTCATAAAATAACCCCGATGCTGCTGTAAAATTGCTATTTAAAGAAAATATCGAAAAACCACTTGTATCTTTAGCTACTCCTCTAATTTTACCAAGTACATCCAACTCTGCTGCTGCATCTGATCTTCCAATTCCAAACTTGCCCTCAGAATCTACTACAGCTTTAATTGTATTTCCAATTTTCCATCTTTGTATATCTGCAGTATTTAGAGTAGTTGTTTCTACTTCTAAAACAACACCAGCTGTTGATATTATTTTAGCACCAACTTCACCACTCAAAGCTGTATTAACTTCAAATTTAGCATCACCACCAACGTCTCTTCCAACACCAACGCCTTTTGCTCCGTTGAAATAAGTGTAGTCATCGGGATCACATGAAAGTCTTACCCTTCTAACACCTAAATTGTCCTTTAGTTCTACTTCACCTGAGCCATTCGCGTAACGAAGTCCTAAAGCATCACTACCACTTGTGTTAAGCCCAATAAAAGCATAGTCATTTGTTGAAGTAGCAACTGCTCTTATAGTACCTCGTACGTGGAGCTTATCTTCAGGTTGCTGTCCCGTAGATAATCCAATACCTACATTGGTGCTTTCTAAAATAAGTAAATCTTCAGTATTATGTGATCGTAAAGACATATAAGGAACTCCTGCTGAATTTGATTTTATCTTAATACCCATATCGAATGCAGTACTATTATTTGCCCCTATTCTAAGAGCGTATGCGTCTTCATTTGAAGAGTATGCAACAGGAGTAGCGTAAATAGAACCTTGTACTTCAAGTTTATCCTGTGGGTCATTAGTTCCAATACCTACACTGGTGCCATCGTCAAATATAATACTATCTTGTAATGTGTCAGTAGCTGACCATTTAGAAACAAAGTTTACTGTACCAGTTCCTTTTACTGTACCTGCAGTAGTATCCGCCCAAGACAAAATACCCCCTCCGGTAGAACTTAAAACTTGTCCGACGGTCCCTAAATTCCCAACGGCATCTGAAACAGGTCCTTGCACATCTAAAGTAGATTCCATACTAACTGTAGTACTCTCGTCGTCTCCGAAAGTAGCGTTACCTAATGCAGTTACGTTAGCATTAAAAGTTGATACACTGTTTACTGTTAAAGTATCCGTTGCTTCATTACCTATTATAGCGTTTCCTTGAATATCAAGAGTAGGTGAGCTTACACTTGTATTCGTAAACCTAGTTCCTGATGCTTGTGAACCTATCATTACAAGACCATTGTCGTCTTGACTTATGAAGGAATCAACCAGTCTTGAATCGGTTTCAAAAAAAGGTATATAACCAGGGGTTCCTACACCGTTAAGGCTATCGTTAAGACCAAAAAGAGTTTTTAGGCTACTTAAGGTTATTGACTTGGTAGCTTTACTAGGGTCACTTGCTTGTGTTATTAGTAATATGTCAGCCACAACCGGTGTGACAGATGGGTATGAATAAATTATTGCCATGTTGTTATATTAATTTGTGTTATATGTTTTTCCACTTTCTTTTTTTGTTCCTTCACCGTCGTTACTCCTATTCTTACTAGGGGTTTCCCAAGTCTGATCCTTGTGATCAAAATCTTTACCTTCAGCTGCTGAGGGGTTTGCCCTACGCTCTCTTTGAGCATGCGCCTTTTTTGCTTTTCTTCCAGGCGTCTTTGCAAAAAGTAAGTCCCTTTCTGCTTTCCTAGCTCTAGCTCCAGGGGTTAATTTTTGTTTACTTGCCATACTCATTTATATATATAAGTCATATTTACACACTTCCCTTAGTTTTTACATATTAATTATATAATCAAAAGTGTGACGATAGCCTACTACTATTATATATAACTACCTACTGTCACGTTTCCAGTACCTTAAAAAAAAATATAGTAAAAATTTTTTGTCGCATATATATAGGCATTGTGTTACTATACTATTTTTTGACTAGTGTACTAAAACAAAAACCCGTTTTATTTGGCCCAGTCCCCTGTGTTTTCTGGTTCCCGGAGATCGGTTCCGTGTTTCGGACCTGGTCGTGAGCTCTGCGTTGGCATCTGATCGGGCGTGTACTCGTTTCGGTCTGGTCTGCTGCTTGATTGTCTGGCCTGCTGCTGCCATACATATATCCAGGCTGTTGATCTCGTGTAATGTTTTGGACTTTCTCCCGGGTACAATGTTCCTGGCTCTGGTCCTGGTCTGGTCTGCTGTGATCTGTGCTGGTCTGCCTGATATGTTTACATATCTATATGTCATTGCTTAGGCATCGGCCTGGTGTCATCGGCTATGTCATCGGGTATGTCGTCTGACCTGGCATCTGGTCTGGTCCCGTGCTTATGATCCCGTGCTACGGCTATGATCCCGCGCTGAGGTCTGGCTCTGGTCCTGGCCCACGGCTCTCGGCTCCTGTGCTCGGCTCACGGCTGCGTGCTTATGCTTACGGCTTACGGCTGCGATACGATACGACTGCGTAGCTGCGAAGCGAAGCGTATAGCAAATGTATAGCATTTGCGTATAGCATTTTTACAGACCTAGTACGGACGGTTACCGATAATATATATGAATCTAAAATATAACAGACCATGACTACAGAAGACAACTACACAATGCCAAACAGAACGATCGCAGAATATCTAGAGCTGGGCTATACGCCGGCATATGCTAGAGCGCTGGTATCG